TTTAATTACTCTTGCAGTAACAATGGCCTATCGTGGTGGTGTAAACTATGGTGATACATTTGGTACAACTGCAATATGGGATTCTATTATATTTCGTAATCTTTACGATAAAAATGTTATAGTTCCTTTTGCAGAAGATAAGATTAAATCTGCATATCCAGGAGGTTTTGTAAAAGATCCTATTGTTGGTATGCATAAAAACGTAGTTAGTTTTGACTTAAACTCTCTATATCCATCTATTATTATGCAATATAATATGTCACCAGAAACTATTATTGATGGTAATGTTTCTAGTATTGATGTCGATAAAATAATAGATGCAAAAGCAGCTGGTAGAACATTCTTAATCGATTGTCCAGGTGAAAGCGTTGCTGCAAATGGGCAACATTTTAATATAAATAAAAAGGGTATATTACCTACTATTATTGAAGGTATGTACAATGAACGTGTAAGCATAAAACGAGCTATGCTTAACGCTCAACAAGAATTACAACAGGTAAATAAAGATGATAAACAAGAATTATATAGAATCGAAAGGGATATTGCAATATCTGAAAACCAACAAATGGCTATTAAGTTATTACTTAACAGTCTTTATGGTGCTCTCGGTAATCGTTATTTCCGATTCTTCGATCAACGTATCGCAGAAGCAATTACTCTCACCGGACAACTTACGATTAGATGGGCCGAATTATCGCTTAATGCCTACTTACAATCTGTGCTTAAATCTAATGCCACCAAAGATTATGTCTTGGCCATCGACACCGATTCGGTGTATGTATGCCTAGATGATTTAGTACAAGCAGTTAATCCTTCTAATCCAATTGATTTCTTAGATAAAGTATGTCAAGATAAACTTGAACCGGTTCTTAAAGAATCGTATGCAGAATTATATGATCTCCTTGGTGGTATAGAAAATAAAATGGTTATGGCCCGAGAGGTTATTGCTGATGTTGGTATATGGACTGCCAAAAAACGTTACATTCTAAACGTATTTGATAATGAAGGAGTACGATATGCATCACCTAAACTTAAGATTATGGGTATTGAAGCTATTAAATCTTCTACCCCAGCACCTTGTCGCGAAGCACTAAAACAAATATTTAAAGTTATTGTTAGTGGTAATGAGAATAAAGTACAAGAATCGATATCACAATTTAAATCATATTTTAAATCTCTTCAACCACATGAGATTGCATTTCCTCGTGGAATAACTAAAATATCTGCATTTAAAGATAAAGAATTGATTTATAAGAAAGGTACTCCAATTCATGTACGAGGTGGATTATTATATAATAAAGAATTACAAGACAAATCTCTAACTCAAAAATATGAACGTATACAAAACGGTGAGAAGATTAAATTTATATATCTTCGCATCCCAAACCCAATTAAAGAAAATGTGATATCATTTCCACAATATCTTCCCGAAGAATTTGGATTACACAAATATATCAATTACGAATTGCAATTCCAAAAAACGTTTTTGGATTCAATAGATCCGATATTAGAGGCTATCGGATGGAACTCAAAGGAAATATCTACACTTGAAGATTTTTTCGCATAAGCATGTACAAATGCCTTAATATATGGTATAATATACCCCTAACTGGAAAAAAAGATGAAAAATATAAAATTAATTAGATTAACAAGCGGTGAAGAAATACTCGCTACAATTATAGATGATACTGATGGAGACGTCAATTTTAAAGAACCCATTGCTTTATATGCCGTAGAAGAAGGCAAAATGGGATTTATGCAATGGATGCCTTACACGACAGTAAAAGACGGAGTAACTATTAGCAAATCAAAAATAATGTTTATGGCCGATCCTGTTGATGATGTATTAAATCAATATAAAGAAGCAACAGGTGGAATTGTTGTACCACCAAAACAAGGACTTATAGTATAATGAATGATAATGATTGGGTAAAAGACATCTCTAATATGCAATACAAGTATAAAACTAAACTTTGGATGTATGAGAATAGAAATAATCCAGAAGCTTTGGCTAAATACTTAGAATTTCGTATTAATTTTTTAAAAGAAGAATTAGATGAAACAACTACAGCAGTATTGAATAATGATGCAGAAGAAATAGTAGACGGTTTAATAGATCTATGTGTAGTAGCAATTGGAACGCTTGATGCGTTTGGAGTTGATGCTAATGAAGCATGGAATGAAGTTCTAAAAGCTAACTTAAGTAAAGAAGTTGGAATAAAGCCAGAAAGGCCAAATCCATTAAATCTTCCAGATCTTATTAAGCCAGAAGGCTGGGTAGCTCCGTCACATAAAGGTAATCATGGAAATTTCCCTAACGATATTTGATTCAATATATGATAATAAAACGGATAAAAGAATGGACTATCCGTCATTCGATGAATTTGAAAAGGTCCTTTATAGACTTGCCGAGTCCAATAAATACCCTACTAAGTCTGAAGCACCTCTTATTAGTCCTGCTACATATTTGCCTAATACAACTCGTGCTAATAATAATGTGGTTGCTTGGGGCGGCTTTGGTATTGTTGATGTCGATGACTATATCGGCGATATAAAAGAAATTGAATCAATATATGCAAAATATAAATACATATGCTATTCAACGGCAAGCTCTAGAGTAGAGCATCCTAAATTTAGATTAGTATTTCCTCTTACTCGATGGATAGATAAAGAAGAAATTAAACATTTTTGGTTTGCTTTAAATAAAGAAATAGGCGATATTGCAGATGCGCAAACTAAAGATTTAAGTCGCATGTATTATATTCCTAATCAATATAAAGATAGTTTTAATTTTATTTTTACACATGATGGTGATATAATGGATCCATCAGAATTAATGTCTAAACATACGTATATAGAACCAAATAGAGGTATGTTTGCAAAATTTCCAAAAGCAATTCAAGAAGCTATTATAAAAGATAGAAAGTCAAAATTAACAAATACAAATTTTACATGGACAGGATATTCTGATTGTCCATTTGTTAATCAAAAGAAAGTAGAAGAATATAAAAGAACAACAGAAGGTGGTTGGTATTATGGAATGTACCAAATAATGGTTTCAATTGCTGGAAATGCAACATCTCGTGGTTATCCAATAACTGCAAAAGAAATCGAATATATAATTCGCGATTTAGATAGCGAAACCGGAAATTGGTATGTAAAACGACCAATAGAAAAAGAAGCAGAACGTGCAATCGAATTTGTGTTTGCAAACAATAGGTAAAGTAAAAAATGAAAAAATTTAGAACACTTCATATATGTGTTATGTTAATAATATTTATAGGACTATTAACAATAACCCAAAAGGCTAATGCAATTGATGTAAACGATGAACTTTATTGTTTAGCTCAAAATATATATTTTGAATCAGGTAATCAACCAAAGGTTGGAAAAGTTGCAGTAGCAAATACAACTATGAATAGAGTAGCCAATTTATCATATCCAAATACTATTTGTAAAGTAGTTTATCAAGCAAAAATGAAAGAAAACTGGAAAGGAAATTTAGTTCCAATCAGACACATGTGTCAATTCAGTTGGTATTGTGATGGTAAATCAGATATGCCTACAGATTCTGCAACATGGATGGAATCCATTGATATTGCAAGACTTACTATACAAGGAGTGTTTTTTGATGTAACTGAAGGCGCAACACATTATCATAATCATTATGTCTATCCATATTGGGCAGAACACTTAAATGAAACAGTAGTAATTAACGATCATACCTTCTATAAATAGCATTTCTTATAAATAGTACTTTAATCAGATAATCATGGGAGATTATTATGTATGAGTACAGAGTAAAAATAGAACGCGTTATAGACGGAGATACGGTTGATGTGGATATCGATTTAGGTTTTGGAGTTCAATTAAATGATGAAAGAGTTAGAATAATGGGAATAGATACACCTGAAAGTAGAACTTCAGATAAAGTTGAGAAAGTATTTGGTAAAGCAGCTAAAGCTGCATTAATAGACATGTTAGGAGAAACTGCAATATTAAAAACTCAAATCAATAAAAGTGGTGAAGACATGAAGGGAAAGTTTGGAAGAATCCTTGGTGACTTTGATGTTGAACATAAAGGTGTAAAGAAGACTGTAACAGCAGCTTTAATCGAAGATGGCCACGCAGTACTGTATTATGGCGGTTCTAAAGAAGATACCCAAGCAGCACATTTAGTTAATCGTAAAAGATTAATTGATGAAGGTTTGGTTAACATGTCATATGAAGAAGCTGGAATTGTATGTTTATGCGAAGATTGTCAATGCGATCCTTGTAATTGTAATACAATTGATGTTCAAATGAACGAAGCACACGATCAATTAGAAGCAGAAGAAGCTGAAAATATTTAACAATAAGTGAAAAAAAGGGTGTACAAACACCTAAAACTATGGTATAATATACCTATATTAAATAATGGAAATACATAATGAGAGAATCAGTTAAAGTCTTGCAAGAATGCATAGATTTACAAACTCAAAAAGCGAATGATTATCAGAATCCAAATTCTAAAGTAAAACAAGCAGATTATTACCCAAATGGTGTAATGACTTTGCTTGATATTAATCATGCAAAAATGCTTAGAATGCAATCAGTAGTTGCAGCAATGCAACACGATCCCGAATATAAACCAAATTTTGAATCTATAGAAGATTCTGCTAAAGATATGATTAATTATTGTAGTTTTATAGTTTCTTATTGTCGAGGTAAGATGGAAGGTCAAGATCCAAATAATGATTTTTTAAATAGACCAATGATTCCACTACTCATGACTGTGGAAGAGGTATTAAATAATGATAACGATTGAAGCCGTAAGAAAGTATTTTAGATACCAATTAGATAATGGAATCTATACTACTGATAGAAATGGTGGTAAAACAATGGAAATGCTCGGCGCAGCATTTTTAGCAGATGAACCATCAATATTTGGTAAACCTAATAAAGAATATATCGATGCAGAAATAGAATGGTATATTTCACAATCAACAAATATTACTGACATTTATCCAGATGGTGATAAAGAACCACCTAAAGCGTGGCAAATGACTGCGAATGTTCATGGTGAAGTCAATTCAAATTATGGTAGACTTATTTGGGGTGATGAATATGGTAATCAAAGAGAAATGGTTTGTCAAGAATTATTAGATAATAGAGATTCTCGTAGAGCATCGATGATTTATACTCGACCATCTATATGGAAAGAATATAATTCCCAAGGCAAAAATGATTTTATATGTACAAATTCAGTAACATATTATATTAGAAATAATAAACTCCATTGTGTAGTTCAAATGAGATCTAATGATGTAGTATTTGGTTATAAGAATGATTATGCATGGCAAAAATGGGTTTTAGAAGATATGTGCTCGTCATTAAAAGTATTAAGATATAAAGAACTAAAGGTTGGTGATATACATTGGCAAGTACAAAATTTACATGTATATGAACAACATTTTAATTTGGTGAAAAGATGAAAACAAGTTTTAAATGGGACGAAAGATATTTACAACTAGCTAAACAAGTGGCTACTTGGAGTAAAGATCCAAGCACACAAGTTGGTGCTGTTGCTGTCGGTGATAAAGGTCAAGTTTTATCTCAAGGATATAATGGATTTCCACGTGGAATAAAAGATAATGAGAGATATAACGATAAAGATTTAAAATACAGATACGTAGTACATGCAGAAATGAATTGTATATACAATGCAACATTTCATGGAACTTCTTTAAATGGAGCTACGCTTTATGTACATGGATTACCGATGTGTAATGAATGTGCAAAAGCAATAATTCAAGTAGGAATAGTAAGAGTAGTTTCTCCATATAATGGAAATACAGATGTACCAGAAAAGTGGAAAATATCTTGTGCACATACACAACTTATATTAAAAGAAGTAAATATTCCATATCAATTCATAAAGATGAATAAACAATGACACAAAAATTTGACAAAAAAGAATTAGAAAATTCAAAAAGAATATTTAAATCAACAACACCAAGATATACAATAGATTGGTATATTAAATGGGTTGCTTCGGCGTTTATATTAGCCGCAATGTCAATTAGAGGTGTAGAAGGATTTGTATTTTATGATGTATCTTTATCAATAATTGGAATATTTTTATGGACTATAGTTAGTGTAATGTGGAATGATAGAGCTTTAATTATGTTGAATGCTGTAGGTCTTGCCTTTTTACTTTCTAGCTTTATAAAATTATTATGATAAAAACTCGATATTATGATGATTTTATAAGATACTTTTATTTAGCAAAAGATCAACAAGAAAAATGCAATGTTCCAAATTTTATGCCACATCTAAAAAGTGGTATGAACGATGATCTAATGGAAAACGTTGAACTCTACGATGTTGTAGAACGTAAGTATGCAGGATTTTCTCAAATCATTAATGATTGCTTTTATGGTTGGACAGATCAACACCCATATTGGTCCCGTATGCAAGCAGGAAAAGCTACTTCGCAAAGAGAATTAGTAGCTAATAATTGGACAGGAAAAAAATTCGATTTAGACACATGGTTGTTTTTGTTTATATTGCACAGAGTTACAGGAAGTGCAATTAATTACGCAACTAAACCTTCTGGTTATCATAATACAATATTATTTAAGTTTCATTTAGCAGAAAATATAGACGACATGAAGAAGATTATAAAAGCTGAAGGTAAAATGGGTAAACCGTTTTATACATCAGTTGGTTATCAATTTCCTGCATTTCCAAAACCTACAAAAGAATATAAAAAAGGCGGAGATTATTTTCTTTGTGAATATGTACCTAAACTTGCATACGAATTAGCAAGATTTTTAGAAACCCATGGAAGAAAAGATTTAAGAGAAATCGGTGATTTTATGTTAAATTGGAATGTTGAAAACGGATTACGAAGATATGTATTTCAATATGCAGCAGTTGTTGCAGATATTGCCGATTGGTTTCCAGGATTTGTGAATCGTGAAAGCGCATTTTATTATGGTACAAATGCAGTAGAATGTATTTCATATCTCGGTGAAAATAATAATAAATTAAAGAAAGAAGAATTTTTAGATGAAGTAATGATGCAAATATATGAAGATACAGGAAGTGTTCCATATAACGCAGAAGACGTATGTTGTGATTATATACGATGGGTTGAGAATTATGTTCGACCTGGTGCAGATTATTCTCATCTCGATTATGATCAGATTTGGTCAAGTAGTTATATTAAAGATCATCCGAGAGGAAGACAAAAAGCAATGTTAGATTTAGGATTAGTAGAAACATTTAATGGAATGACTGCTCACCCTTCGGATCTGAAAGTTTTAAATGATAATAATATTGGTATTGAAGAATATCAAGCAATGGTGAAATCATATGGCTCTGTTTCCTAACGAACATAATATAATATATCCAAACACATCTGAGGTTCCTATGAAGAAAGGTAAACCTACAGATACGTGGATGCAAGAATATACACTTGATGAACGAAAATCAAAGTTCTTTGAGTTTTGTGAAAAGTTTGATCAAAGAAAGGATGATCTACTTAGAGATGATTTTCAAATATTTTCACATAGACTACATTGGGATGAACACCCATATGTAGAATTTTTACAGAATGAAGGAAGTAAAATAAAGTTAAGAAATTTCGAAAAGATTTGGTATACAATTGTTTTCTCGTTTTCAAATGAACATTGGGGAACATTTAAGGCAGTATATACCGGTGGCCAAAGCGGTCTAAAAACGCGCTTTGAAAAACATAGACATGCAAGATCTGATTTATTTCAAATATATTATCCAAAAGGAACAAAAGTTGCTCAATGGTTAATCGATGCACCTCTTAAATGTGCACACAAAATGCATAAAGTTTTAGACGAAAGACAAAAACCATGGACTATGATGGAACTTGCAAAAACGTTTGAAGCATATTTTAAAGAAGAAGGTTTTAGATCTCCATTGTACCCATGTAAGAATTTCGCAAGATACATGGCTATGACATGGCCACATCAAGTTGATCCTGAATCTGTATTATTTGGAGGAACAGGTCATTTTGATGGAATGCAACAAATATTTGGTGGTAAAAACCTAAACGGTAAAGTGAAATATGATATCGTAGATGGTAAATTTATACCTCAAAATGAAGCAGCAGAATTATGGATGGAGCAAATGCAAGAATTGGTTGAAGATCCTAGAAATCCTATGACAAAACAAAAATTATTAAATATCGAAGATAAAACATGTTTCTTTTATAAGCATATGGCCATATCCCATGGAGCCAAAAGACCAACAAAGAGAATTCCACGAGATTGGATTTTCCCTAAGGAGTTTAAGCTTGAGTCATAATAAACACATTGAAGATGGGTTTAATAAAGATCGTGGCATGATGTTACCAAATCAAGCTATTGAGTATTATATGGATTTAGCAAATGGTTGGGAAGATCCAAATCCACCAATCGTTGAAACAATTCATGAAGGTATTCGAGTAGTACGAGATGATTTAATAACAGGTTCAAAACAAAGAGCTGCAGATTTATTAATGTCAACAATCAAAGAAGATACAGTTGCTTATGTACAACCAAGAACTGGTCTAGCTGGAGTTTGTATCTTGCAAGCAGCTAAAAGGTATAATAAGAAAGTACGTTTATATATGCCTTCTAGCAAGAGAATATCACACCATCAAGCGTGTTGTATTGAACAAGGAGCTGAAATAAGCTTCCATCGCATAGCTGCAATGCCAAATCTTAACAAAATCGCTGCCGAGGACGCCAAAAAGAATGGATTTTACTTTATTCCTCTTGGTTTGAAGCACAAATTAGTCACTGCAGGCTTCGTAAAGATAGCGCGCTCCCTCGTGCACCCAACAGAAGTTTATACAGTTATATCAACGGGAGTTCTCTCTCGTGCACTCCAGATCGCTTGGCCCATGGCAAAATTTACTGCGGTTGCAGTTGCAAGAAATATGAAAGCAGGTGAGAGTGGTAGAGCAGAATTAATTAGTGCACCAGAACCATTCACAAAAAATATTAAAAAAGAAGAAATGCCACCATTTCCAAGTATAGGAACATATGATGCAAAAGCATGGAGATATATACCTAAGAATACTGGAAGAAATATCTTATTTTGGAATGTTGGTTCTGAACCGATATTACAAGATGAAACATTATATAACACAGTTGATAGCTACAGAGATTGGGATAAAAATTTATGATTACAGGAACATTTAATAAAATTCCTAAAAAACGTAATAGTCATGGATATGGATGGGCCAGAACTTGGGCAGAGAATTTGGATTGTGAAATTAATTATGATGGTGATCCTACAGATTTATTATATTTAGATCATGGTGTTAATTTCGGAGGATCTCTAAACTTATTTGCTGGATTTAATGAAGATTTAAAGAAAAGAATAGATAACTTTTTAAAAGCTAACGTTGTATATTCTTTAGATATTGATATGCCAGATTATGGAGCAATGTTAAAGAAAAGAAAAGACGTAAAAGATAAAGAATGGTGTGATATAATTTCAGACAAATGCGCACAAGCTATACCATTAAAATCAACAGATTTATTAGAATTGAACTGGTTAACTATAGGCGATTCTCATACTGCAGCATATGCACGACCAAATTCAATGGTTATTAAAACAGATGGATTAACACTAAACGGACAAATTAATAGTAATTTTGAATATATTCAATCTCATATCAAAGAATGTAACCCAAAGGGTATAACTATGGTATTTGGTAATATCGATATAAGACATCATATATGTAGACTTAATATCGATCCAACAGAAATGCTTACCAAATGGAGAAACTTTGGATTATTGTTAGAACATAAAGGAATATCTGTTGAATATTCTACTCCATGGCCAATTGAACATGAAGATCGAAAATTACCAAAAACTGGATATTATAAAAATCAACCATTTTGGGGAACAAGAGATGAAAGAATATCAGCATTAAATCAATGGATTTTAATAATGGATACATTAGGAATGAAAAGAATTAAATATCCAGATGATTGGTTTTTGTTAAACGGTGAACGTTATGCTAAAGAAAAAATGGAAAATACATCGTCTGTACACCTCTCACCTGAGATGTACAGAAGAAAAAATTGGGGAAATAACCATGTACAATTGTCTCAATTTATGGTATAATATACCCTATATAAATAATAATACTGGAGAAACATGCCCTCAATAGATTTAAGACCTAGGAAAAACAAAAATCCTAAGGATAAAAGACAACCTAAACCAATGCCATTTGACGTTGCACTACGCAAATTTAAAAAAGCCGTCGAACGCGCTGGAATTATTCAAGAAGTAAAACGTAGAGAATTCTATGAAAAACCTACGGCTAAACGAAAACGTAAAAAAGCAGAAGCTGTAGCTCGAACCCGAAGGCAGCATGCTGCAAATGAATTAAAACCTAGAAACCACTGGAGGTAAATAATGGGAATAATGGATAAATTGAAAAAGAACTCTAAAATTAAGACAACAGAGGTTTTGTCTAATTCGGTTTTTTTTAAAGAACAAGACGTAGTAGTAACAGACGTTCCAATGATAAATGTTGCTTTAGCTGGTGATATAGATGGAGGACTAACATCTGGTTTAACAGTTTTAGCTGGTCCATCAAAACACTTTAAAACTTCTTTTGCTTTGCTTATGGCATCTGCATATTTGAAAGAGCATCCTGATTCAGTATTGTTGTTTTATGATTCTGAATTTGGATCTCCTCAACAATACTTCGAATCTTTTGGTATAGATACTGATAGAGTATTACATACTCCTATAACAGATGTAGAGCAATTAAAATTTGATTTAGTTAGTCAGTTAGATAATATTGAAAGAGGCGATAAACTAATAATAGTTATTGACTCTATTGGTAATTTAGCTTCTAAGAAAGAATTAGAAGATGCGCTAAATGAAAAAGGTGTAGCAGATATGTCAAGAGCTAAGGCTCTTAAAGGGTTGTTTAGAATGACAACGCCATATTTAACTATGAAAAACATTCCGTTATTAGCAGTTAATCATACGTATCAAGAAATTGGATTGTTTCCTAAAGCAATCGTTTCAGGTGGTACTGGTATTTACTATTCAGCGGATAATATTTGGATAATCGGTCGCCAACAAAATAAACAAGGTACCGAAATAAAAGGTTACAATTTTGTAATCAATGTGGAGAAATCAAGGTTTGTTAAAGAAAAATCTAAAGTTCCTATCGCCGTTTCTTGGGAAGGTGGGATTGAATGTTATAGTGGTCTTTTGGACGTTGCTCTTGCTGGTAATTACGTTGCTAAGCCTAGTAATGGTTGGTATTGTAGGGTTGATCGTGAATCTGGAGAATTGGTGTACCCAAAGGTTCGCGAAAAAGATACACTTAAAGAAGAATTTTGGACACCCATATTTGAAGGAACAGATTTCAAAAAATTCATCAAGGGTCATTACCAAATTGGACATAAACCATTATTGGAAGTTGAAGTAACTGGATTGGAATCTTCTAATGAGGAAGAAGATGAATAATTTAACCTATAAAGATTATGTATTAATAGAAAATCCAAATGAAGATTTTTATGGAATAGAATTAAAAACTGGAAAGTGGCAAGGAGTAAGATACATATATGGTAAGGTTTCTATTAAAGAGTCACCAGAACTAGATACTGCTACTATGAGTTTTTCATATACAATTACTGATAGTACAGAAAAATATGAAGAAGCAGAATTAATTGGAGATATTAATTTTAAAAATCATTTAGGTGATATTTTAAATCATTGTATTCAAGATTCATTAGATAATAAGAAGGCAGAAATTGGACATATCAACACAAATCCCGACACACGTACTAAGTCATCTAATTAATGATGAAGAGTATTGCCGTAAAGTAATACCATATCTTAAAAAGGAATACTTTGAAGGAAGTCATAAATTAATATTCGATTTAATTGTAACATTTGTTACAACTCATAATAAAATACCATCAGGAAAAGTATTAGAATTAGAACTAAGAAAGGTTGATGCACCAGAAGATGTGTTAAATCAAGCTAATCAACTTATTCATGAATGTAAGGAAAAATCAGATATCGATCATGAGTACATTATACGAGAAAGCGAAAAATGGTGTCAAGAAAAAGCTGTCTATAATGCGATCATGGAATCAATATCAATTATCGACGGAAAGTCTAACGACGAGAGAGGTGAAGGAGTTATTCCTGAAATACTCACTAATGCTCTTGGTGTGTCTTTTGATCCTAATATTGGACACGATTATATAGATAATTCTGACGATAGATATGAATTTTATAATAAAGTCGAAAGTAGAATTCCATTTGATTTAGATTACTTTAATAAAATTACAAAAGATGGTTTACCAAATAAAACATTAAATATTTGCTTAGCTGGTACCGGTGTCGGTAAATCATTGTTTATGTGTCATTGTGCATCTGCAAATATAGATCAAGGTAAAAATGTATTATATATTACAATGGAAATGGCAGAAGAACGTATTGCAGAAAGAATAGATGCAAATCTTATGAACTTTCCAATCGAACAATTAGAAAATATGCCAAAAAATGTTTTTGATCAAAAGATTTCAAAGATTGCACATGGACATATTGGCAAATTAATTGTAAAAGAATATCCAACAGGTGCAGCTCATACTGGACATTTTAGAGCTTTACTTAATGAATTAAAGCTTAAAAAGAATTTTAAACCAGATATTGTGTATATAGATTATTTAAATATTTGTGCGTCAAGTCGCATCCGAGGGTTAGGTGGAAGTATAAATACCTATTCATATATCAAAGCAATAGCTGAAGAGCTACGTGGTTTGGCGGTTGAATTTAATGTCCCTATTGTTAGTGCAACGCAAACAACTAGGTCTGGTTTTAGTAATACTGACGTGGGCCTAGAGGACACTTCGGAATCTTTTGGTTTACCGGCTACGGCTGATTTAATGTTTGCTCTAATTTCAACAGAGGAACTTGAAGGATTAGGTCAATTAATGGTAAAACAATTGAAAAATCGTTATAATGATCCTACTAAATACAAGAGATTTGTAATTGGTGTGGATAGATCGAGAATGAAACTTTATGACGTAGAGGAGTCGGCCCAATCTGATATCATGTCTGACATGACACCAGATACGGGTCCGATTAATACATTCGGTGATAGAGATAGTAAAGACTTCACCGAATTCAAAATATAGAGGAGAAATCTATGAAAATATTTACAAAAGCCAAAGATTGGCTAGTGGCAAGAATGCCTGAAAGAACATCGCACGATGGCGTATTACTTATTGTAATATGTGGATCAGTGATACTTTTTGGTGGTCTAGCCAAACTACTCGCGTGGGTAGGACTTGTATGGGGTATATACACCCTTGTCAGAGGAGAAGCTAAATGATAAGTACTATAAGAATGGCGCTTTTAAGTGCACTACTAATATTACCTTCATTTGCAGTACAAGCTGACACTTCAGGTTCGATATCTCTTGCTTCGGATTATTTCTGGAGAGGAGTATCACAAAACGCTGGTAATCCTGCGCTACAAGCAGGATTAGCCTGGAATCATGGTTCTGGAGTTTATGCTAGCGCATGGACAAGTCAGGTGGATTTTGGAGATGATGCGAATATTCAATATGATTTGGTGGCTGGATATAATTTAGCCGTAACAAATGATATGACAATAGGCGCAGGTATTCTACAAAGAAACTTTGATGCTGGATATGACGACGTTGAAGAATTGTTTGTTGATGCAGTATGGAAAAATACTAATATGACATATTATGTAAATTCTGATAATAGAAAATCAACATACTTTGAATTAAGTCAAGGATTACCATTTATTACTTTTATTGATACTAAAATTGGATATGGTTCAATGAAAGAAACTGGTACAAATTCACGATTTGTATCATTAAATTTATCAAAAAACATATCTGACAGTGTAACTGTTGGTTTAATGGTTCTTGATGGGGTAAGACATGGTGATATGCTGGATTCAGCAGCAATAACATTTGCATATAACTTCTAAATAGATTTATTCATCATTAATAAGGAATGATTGATTGAACGTTAAACTTATATCATATTCGCAACCAACTGAAGAATTTCAACTAGAAGGAGATTTACTTCAGTTGGTTGCTTTTTGCGCAAGAGTCTCAAATCCTAAAGGTCAGGTTAATATTAAAACCGCCGAGAAACTTGTTAAATATTTAATTAAAAATAAACACTGGTCACCACTTGAAATGGTTAGTGTTTGCTTAGAGATCGAAACAACTCGAGATATTGCTAGACAATTATTAAGACATCGATCTTTCTCTTTTCAAGAATACTCTCAAAGATATGCCGACGTCTCAGAATTGGGAGTTGCATTTACTACGCGAGAAGCTAGAATGCAAGACACAAAAAATAGACAAAATTCAATACCAGTTAAACATGATGAATCAATTAATTATATTTGGGAATCATATCAAGAAGTAATTATTGAACGTTGTAAGAAAGCTTATGCTTGGGCACTAGAAGCAGGTATAGCAAAAGAACAAGCTAGAGCTGTTTTACCAGAAGGTTTAACAATGAGTAAAATGTATGTTAATGGAACTTTAAGATCGTGGATCCATTACGTAGAATTAAGATCTGCACATGGAACACAACAAGAACATATGGAAATAGCAAAAGCTGTCGGTGATGTAATCTATAAAATCTTCCCCCTAGACGACATTATTTAGCATCTAATCAGATGCCCAAGCATCAGTTAGGCATCTGATTAGATGCACTATTTAGTCCATAAAAGTGTTGTTTGTATGCATTTAAATGTACATATAAATGAAAAAAAATGAAAAAAAGCATGTACAAATGCCCTAAAGTGTGGTATAATATACCTATATTAAAAAATAAAACACTGTAAGGAGTGAGTATGAAAGAAACAAAAATATTAGAAAAAGCAGTAAACCAGTTGCTTAAGACACTAAAACGTGAAAGTGATAAAAACTTTCCTGACTTAGCTAAGTATACTAATTTTACTGCAGAATCTGGTAGAAAATTTATTAAAATTATTGAGCAAGATACATTCAATGGTGAAATTAGTCAAAGAGTTTGGGGATTTATTAATATTTCTGAATTTACAAAAGAAAGAAAAATGGCATCTACAACAAAAGTTGTTACTTTCAAAGAAGGAGATGTTTTAATGGCTAATGGATGGAGAGCACCAGCTCTTAATGCACCTCGAGGTAATATATTAGATGGCTATAATATTACAAAAGTTAATAGATATGGTCCTTCTTATATAAGTTCAAACCGAACTTTATAAGAAACAACGTCACTTGGAGGACGTATGAAAGCTCTAAGTGGTTACGTCAGAACGTATACGGGGGAGTTGTGAACCCCCAAAATTTTTATAAAGGATTAATTATGAAACATTATCCAAATAGGTTAGCAAAAACCTATACGGCAGTTGAAACATTTCATTCTGAAAGAGAAAGAAGTGATAGAATAGAAGAACTAAAAGCATCGGATAAAGATATTAAAATTAAAACAAAAGTTGCATTTGATATTCAAGATGCATATTTATTGGAGTATACGATATGTATGAGACCTTAATATTAGGTATAGTAGCATGTTGTGCCGGTTGTGCATATACAAGTTACAAAATAGGATTAAGAGAAGGCGCAGAAAATATGTTAAATCTTTTGCAACAACAAAAAATAATAGCATATACTAATAAAGGAAATATTAAACCAAATCCGTTTTTCGTTTCTGATGAAGAAGATTGAAAAAGATTTTAGTATAAATAGATATAACAAAGGAACTTTATATGCTATTATTTAAAAGCTTTAAATCAGATATAATTCAGGAAGCAGTAAAGCTAACTCCTGCACAATTGGATAAACCCAATTCAATAACGGGTGAAGATCGTCTTGATATTCTAAAGAGATTAATTCAAGACAATAAACCTTTAGAATTAGTTAAAGGTGGTACATTTCTTGTTACTGAAATAGATGATGCTTTAGCTCAAATCGAAATATTTAAAAAATTAAAAAAAGCTTTTCCATTACACGGTAATGGTAAAACTATTAGTTCTTCAGATCTTGCAAAAGGTTCAGTATTTGGAGGCGGAGGAGGTTCCGGTGGAGGAACACTTAATACTAAAATTACTGAATCACATCAATGTGTATTATGTCAAGCAATGTTAGATCATGGTATACAATCAGAAGAATTCTTTTTGAATCCAGATATTCTTAAAGCAGCATATAAACTTGTAGATGTTGATGCAACATTGGATGAAGTTTTATCTGTTGAAGATGGATGGTTTCATTCATCATATGAATCATCAATACTTCTTATTAAGCAAGGTTATATAAATAAATCACATAAATTCCATAGAAATAGTAAAGATATGAATTTAATATATGCTCTTAAAAATGTGGCATATAAAAATTCAGATCAAAAAGCAGTTAAAGATGATAAATGGAATCCTGGAGATATATGGGCGATTGATAAATCAATTAGTATTAATAAAACCCTAAATCCTGAAAACATAATGACTTATAATAAAGCATTATTACAAAATTTTGTTGATCGAAAAGTAGTTGGAATCTCTCTAAAACTTGTTAAGAAAAAAGCTAAATCAAAAGAATATAATATTAAACTACCACCAGACACAGACGATCATAAGATTAAATCTATTATATTTCAAGGTGAAAAGCGTGGTACGTTCTGGAGTAACAAAGGTGCTACTGTTGAATTTGATAGCGGTAAAATTTCTTTTCGAGCTGGATCTGCTGGGGGTGCTATTAAAGGAGAAATTGTACTTAAAACTGCAAGAGGTGGTGGTGCAGGATATGGTATAATGCTAGATGCTATTCAACAAGTTTTTAGAAAAAAAATTCCAGACAATAAAGTCGTAAATAAAATAGCTAAGAATATTACTAAAAAAGACAAAAAAGCAATAAATGAATTCTTTAAAATGTATAGTCATTTCTATAAAAATGAATCATACGAAGATTTTGCAAAAGAAATTGCAAAGAAAGATGTTTATTGGATTGGATCTAAATTAGCGTGTTTGTTTGTATTATATAATGTAGATTTAAATACCGGTCCAAAAGCAAATAGATGGATTACAAAAATAGTTAACTATGCTGGATCAAAATCAGAAGATTCTAGTGTATATGTAAAGGTATATCAATAGTATGAAATCATTTAAACAAAATTTACACGAGGCCGCTGGAAAAAATACTCATATGACTCACATTGAGGATTTAGTTCTAGACGGTGGAGTCAAGGGGGCACGCCAAGCTATTCTCGCGTTAAGGTCGCTCAGAGATATGCTATCCGGGAACACCGCAACAGGCGTTGATGTGACGGTAAAATGGGACGGTGCCCCCGCCGTTTTTGCAGGAGAAGATCCATCTGATGGTAAATTCTTTGTTGCTAAAAAGGGTATTTTTGCAAAATCACCAAAAATATATAAAAGTCATGAAGATATTAAAGCAGATACTAGCGGAGATCTTCAAGGTAAATTAATTAAAGCATATGATAATCTAAAAAATCTTGGAATTAAAGAAGTAATTCAAGGCGATTTTATGTTTGAAAAAAAGGACTTAAAAAGAGAAAAAATAAATGGAATCAAACATGTTGTATTTCATCCAAATACAATTGCCTATGCTATTCCAGAAACAGATCCTCTTGCTAAAACTATTTTAAATGCAGAAATTGGAATTGTTTGGCATACATCATATAGAGGTATAGCCTTTGAAACAATGCAAGCAGAATTCGGAAGAGACATTACATCAAAATTAAAACCAACAAAGAAGGTTTGGATGGTAGATGCTAAACTTCCCCATACTGAAGGAGCTGTTATGACAGCAGCTCAAACTAAAAAAGTTACAGAAAAACTAATACTAGCAGGCCAAATCTTTAAAAAAATAAAAAGTAGTACATTAAAAGAGCTTGAATCAAATAAAGAATTAAACCTTGTAATGAACATTTGGAATAATAGAAAGGTTAGAGAAGGCCAAAGAATTAAAGATACCACTAAACATGCAACAGGTTTAGTAATGTTTGTAAAAGATAGATATCAAAAAGAGATTGATAAAGTTTCTAGACCAACATCAAAACAAGCAAAAGCAGATAAAAGAGATGAATTATTACAATTTTTTAGTAAACAAAATCTAAAAAACTTAGCATTAGTATATGATTTACAAAATTATATCACAGATGCGAAGTTAATTATTATAAATAAACTAAACAGTTTGAGTTCTATTGGAACTTTTGTAAAAACTAAATCCGGATTTAGAGTAACCAACCCCGAAGGTTTTGTTGCTATAGATCGTATGGAAGGTGGAGCCGTTAAGCTTGTTAATAGATTAGAATTTTCTACTAACAATTTTAGCAAAGATATTATAAAAGGTTGGGATAATCCCAACTAATATGGAAATAAACCGAGGATTATGATTAAGTCATTCAGTCAATATATTGTTGAGGCAGACAATAAAGCAATTACGTTTGTATTTGGGAGGTTCAATCCACCCACTAACGGACATGAAGTATTGTTTAATAAGTTAAAGGCCGTTTCTAAGGGTTCATATAGGATTTATTCTTCTAAGAGTGAAGATCCAAAAAAGAATCCATTATCATTCAAAGATAAAGTAAAATTCTTACGTAAAATGTTTCCAAAGCATGCTCGTTCTATCATGGCAGATAAGAATGTAAGAACTGCAATGGATATATGTGTATTATTATATGATCAAGGATATACAGAAGTATCAATGGTTGTAGGTTCAGATCGTTTACAAGAATTTGACAAATTACTCAATAAATATAATAATGT